CGCCGAGATAGTCACCGTCACCTATAGCTTTCGCCATGTCAATAAGAGGGCCTATTATCGGTATATATTTTATTTTTTCAGCAATCCATTTTTTAGCTCCCTCTATCCAACTTATCTGAGCTTTTCCGGCTTTTTCTGATCCACCGGTCTGTGTATCTCTATAAGCACTGAAGAGATCAATAGCAATTGACAAGGCAGTACCAACAACAGGTACAGCTGAAGCTATAGCCGAAGCAATATCAAGTGCCCCGCCAATAAAATCACCTTTCATGATACGAGAAATAGCGAATCCAATACCAATAAGGGTACCAATAATTGGTAATCTTTTCAAGCCTTTTAATAAAAATTTTCCTGCTGTACCTGCAAGCCTTGCTATAAGTCCCTTAGCTCCGCCTTTAGCTACGGCCCCGGCAGCCTTACCAGCAATACCACTAAACATTCCTTTAAATGCTGTTGTTATGCCACCGAAAAGCTTACTAGGGAGCTTACTTAATGTTTTAAAAATATTTCTAAATCCTTTTTTTGTAGCTGCGACAAAATTTCGAACAAAACCACCTTTAGCTAAATCTTTAGTTAGTGTTTTAATAGCATCTGTCGCCATTTTTCCGAGTTTAGTAAATTCTTTTTTAAGAATTGACATACCTACGTTGAGCAATCCTTTACCGAGTACCTTTTTTATGCCTTTATATGGTCCGGAATCTTTAATTCCGCTTAATAGCGTCATTACACCTGCTACAGCTAAACCAGCTCCTGCAAGTAATGGTCCAATAGGTCCAAGTAATTTTTTAACGACTGAAAAAACTAACCTACCGACACCAGAGAGTGATCTACCTATAACGCTTAATAGACCTTTAGCTAAAAATTTAAATGGACTTAATATTTTGCTAAGTAAGCCGGCAATCATACTACCGCCTAATAACCCTGCTAGTAATTTACTAACCCAGCTTTCCTTTTTATCATCGGATTTTTCTTTTTTCTTGTCGTCAGGTTTCTTCTTATCTTGCTGATTTTCAATAAGGTGATCGAGTGTATCATAGATAAGATTCTCTATCCAAACTTTTGTCTCGGCAGGAATGTGAATGTTGACAGTGGCTATTTGCTTAGGGTCTGTAACAACCTTTACAGGTAGAATCTTTAAACTAGTCGGTACGTTATCGGTGGATGAAACAAGTTTGACATTGGATAGGCCTTTTTCATCCGCTTTAGTATCTTTGGATTGATTGTCCTTTTCTTTATTGACGGCTTGAGGCTTAGGAGCATCTTTTGGCTCTTTTAAATTAGCTATATATTCGGTTACAGATTTAAGCTTATTAGAGACTGATTCAAACGCGCTAATTTTTTTCCCGCCGATTATATCTTGAATTTTACTTAGAGTTTCATTGGTGCTCCTTAATTGCTCTAATAAAGGTTCACCAAAAACAGATTGTAAATCGTCAATTGTAAGGTCGGCTGCCATCTATATTATTTATCACTAAACAATATAGATGAGAGTGAGAACTACTTAGACACTGAAAAAGCTACCGTCAACCTCAATATTAGTCTCACCGATCGTTGTAAACTTTGCTTCAAAATCTCTATAATTTTTAATAAATTCCAAAACCTTGCTTGTAAGATTTGATGGAAATTTTTCGACAATAGCGATTTTGTCTTCGACTTTTAGTGTTGAAAACGAAAGGATTTGATTCTCTGCCTCTGTTTTAAAAGTTACTGTTTTAACGAACTTAATAATTTCGTGAATAAAAAGCTCACCGACGAGTGTCTTGATATCACGATCTTCGGTATTTCTAAGCTTATTAACTGCAGCAAGGCTAATATCCCTATCGGTGTTTAAATGCGGAATTTCGAGCTCTACACTTAAATTTTGTATATCAATTACTGATGTTAGTGAATCGGTAGGAACTGGTATGGTCTTAATACGATTAATTAAATCGTTTAAATTGTATACATTTTCGTCAACAGAGTAATTACTGTCTAAGCCAGTAGCACGTAATGCAAGGGCAATAGCAGGTCTATCGAAGGTATAGAGTTTATTAATATCGATAGTTGTATCAATAATATTTTCTTGGATGATGCTATAAAAATTAACAATAAAAGATAACTTAGTTAGGGTCTCATCCACTGATGACTTGAGTAAATCTTTTTGCTGCTTGAGGTTAAGGTTTTTAAATTTAACTGTTTTACCAAGAGAAGGTACAAAGACGTCAATGCCGGTTGCTTGATTAAGAGTGTCAAGCTGTTTAAGAATATCACTTACATTACTGCTCATATTATTATATATATGAAATTACGGTAAATTCAAGCTTTTCTTACGCTCGGCACTTTCTTCTTTTTCCCTCTCTTCTTTAAAGAAATTTACATATATATCAAGCTCTGCTGGCGTCGATGTCTTGATAAGCTCAAAGTCAAGGTTAAGTTTGTTGATTAGAAAATACTCAAGCTCATAAAATGAAATTAAACTACGCTTAAAACAAATTTTAAGAAACTCGATAACAGAATTTGAAAATAAATTAAGTGGAATCTCAACTGTCTCAGCTATAGCAAAAGGCGATTGAATAGAGATTATATTAATATTTTTTAAACAACTATTGAATTGTATGACATATTCTTTTATATCTTTTAGAACTATAGCAGGAAGACGATCAATTATTTCATCAGTAATAACTTTAATACTGTTGGCATTAACAGCTATCTTCTTAATAACAGTATTCATAGCTGTAAGATCTTTTTCTTTTATGTAAAGATCAGCAGGCATACCGAGTTCGATAGTTAACGTGTTACCGTACTCCTTTACAGTTGAGAAAATACTATCGGATAGATTTAAATTTTGTAATTGGCTGATAATAGTCGAAAGTTGTGTTGAAGTATTAAATTGTTTTTTAGTTACAGGGCAGTTAGCTGTAAGTTCCAATACCGGTGACAGACATAGCGATCTTACGGTAAGGAGAATAATAAGTTTATCTAAAAACGAAAAATTCTGCACGTTTTGTTCTTCCGGACAAAGATCAATAAGCAGATCGTCAAAAAAATTTGAGATAATTTTATTATTATCGTTTGTTATATTTTTAACTAAATGCTTATATCTACTAAATTGTAATTCTTTAATTTGTACAGTCTTTTTTTGTCCAGGTAGATAGACTGTATACGTAAACTGTCTCACAAGGAATACTTAAGACATGTGACGGAAAAACGCAAATTAAACAGGTGATTTAAAGCCTTGGAATATACTTGGATTACCGATTTGAGGTGCTCCGTTTTGTGCAAAGTTATTAATAATTTCAGCAATTGGTAAGTAGAGATTATTTGATACTGTATAATTTGAATACGTCCAGCGGGTATTATATACGATCATCTTCTCCTCTGTATACTCAAGTGTCTCTTCATTAACAGTAAAGGGTACACAGTTGTAAAAGTTCCATATTTTTCTAGGTATCATCGATACACCAGCTCTTGAACGTGTATATTGCATTACATGCATATTCACTTTCATATTTTTAAGTGCTTGTTTTGTATCATTAGGATCTCTAGCAACTAAACCAAAATGCGCTGCAAGAATTACCCAAGGTCTGATTACAAAATCAATAAACGACGTATTTGTCTCTCTAAATCCGATATCTAAAACCGGAGCTTCATGATTTCTACCACCGCCTAAAACACCAGGTAAGAAACCTCTATTATTATCAACGTACGCGCTTTCAACATTAAATGCTTCATTAGGAATTGTAATATTAGCAGCAAACAAACAACCAATAACTTTCTGTAGTGGGAAAGATGTAAGAATATTTTTTGCTCCATCAATATCAAAGCCTTGTTTTGATCCATCTACTCGCTCCAATCCTTGAATCATGGACGTATTAAGACCAGGAGGAAAACTATCAATAAGAATTACCCATTGTGTGGCCATTGGAAGCGCGGTAAACCACGATTCCATTTGTGTTAGGAAATAATCCCTTGTACTAATAATAGGTACAGCAGGGAGATTTAAACCGAGAAGCTGAGTTACTTGAGGAGCAAATAAAGGATTAGCCCCTGTACCGACACCAGCTATATTCTGTCCTAAACTATCAAGTGCGCTACTAAAAGGATCGTTCACCTAATTATTTAGCTTAGGTAACTATTTCTTTAGGGTGATGTACGTGTGAAGTAGTGGTAGGCCATTGTGGCTGTGAACTCAATGGCCTGACCTGTACCACCGGCGATGTTATAGGAAAGAGCACCAACACTACGCGGTGATACGCCAATGAGACTATACTCAGCAATACGATTCATTTTGTTATCAAGCTGAAGAAGATTGATAACAGATGTTTGCTTAGGAGTAAGGTAATCACCAGTACTGTTAGCGTCATCAAAGGTGTAGCGTGACCAATCTTCAAACTTCTGTCTGATCTGAGACTGTGCGTCAGCATAGAATAACATGCTATAGGCCTCAGAACCAGGGTAAGTTGCATTACCAGGAAGGTTGAAATTAAGTCCCATATATGGAACAGGGACGTTTGTAATTGCTCTTTCAGGTAATGTAGCTGTCTTCACATAGACAAGATCGGTATCACCGAAGGTAATTGTTTGACCTGCTGCGTTAGTAGCTCCACCTGTTGTAATTGACAGTACGCGAAAGTTAAAATCACGTGCAAAGTCTCTATTAGCAGCTGTTGCGTAGAAGTTTTGAATGAGTTGGTTTGTATCGGCCATATTATGTGATTATTTAATTGTTTAGGCTATGATTTCAGAGAAGTTTTGATTCGTTCTCGTGGCATAGAAGTTGACAAGAATGAACTCAGCTGTTCTAACCGGCTTGATGTAGATATCAACAACGAGTGAGTTATCATCAATGACGGCAGGTGTGTTGTTTCTTTCGTCACAGATTATCAAGTAGTCATATAGCCCGGCTGTATTCTTAGCATTATCAAAAAGAGGTGTAAGAACGTTCTTAACTTGAGTTCTTGTAAAGAGCGTGTTAGGCTCGAATACATAGTTTCGTGCAACCTGGTTTGTTTGATTTTCGAGTGTCAAGAACAATCTACGAACGTTAATACGATCGAAGGCGCTTGGAATCTTGGACATGGTCTTTTGACCGTAAACTACATAACCTTCGTTCGGGAAGAACGCAATCGGGTTAAGAGAGATCTTATAGAGCTGATCGCGTTGCTTTTGCTTAGGGTAGACGGCGATATCTGTGATACCGTTGACTACACCACGACGGAAG